TAGCTCCTAGTTTTGCAAAATGTGCCATAATGTTTCTCCTTATATATTAATTTTAATTATCATTCAACTATTGAAATCTATACCTTATTATTACTATACCTGACCCGCCTGCTGCAGCTAAACCTAAATTTGGACCATCACCTGAACCACCTCCGCCACCACCACCTGTATTAGCAGTTCCAGCTGTTGCATTTCCACCACTTCCAGGATTACCTTTACCACCTGCACCACCACCACCTGCACCACCTGGTGTAGTTCCTGATGGTGGATTACTTGGTCCATCTGATGAACCTGAACCACCACCCGCAAAAAATCTTGTTGATGACACTGGGCCCGGAGTTCCAAAACTTGGCGCTGTAGGTCCAATCATTGCATCTGCTATAAAAGACCCAGCACCTCCTTGACCTCCTACATTTGGTGGTCCTGCAAAAGCACCTGCTCCACCGGCGCCCCCACCAGCTCCTCCACCATTAGTATTACCTGGAGGACTTGTTGATCCATTTGTTCCTTGTGCAGGACTTACTGGCGGTGTGTTTCCTGTTCCACCTCCACCGCCTGATGTTCCTCCACCACCTGATCCACCATTTCCGCCTGTACTAGCTGGACCTGTTCCTGCACCACCTTGACCACCACCCGCTGAAGTTATACTTGAAAAAATTGTATTTGAACCTGCGCTTCCTGCTGTATTATCACCACCAGCTTTTGCACCACCTGCACCTATTGTTATTGGAAAAGCCGTAGCTGTTACTGTTAATCCAGTAGGATTTGCTAAAGGTGACGTTGTTGGAGCTGGCATACATAAATCATTTGACATTCTAAAACCACCTGCTCCTGCACCACCGCCCATGTAAGCTGGGGATGCTCCTTGTCCACCTCCACCTCCTCCAGCGACTACTAGATAATCTACTGTATTATTCGCGGGTGTAGAGGCTATTTTAGAAACAGTAAAACTACCAGGGCTAGTAAAAATATGTGATTTAAAATTACCACAAGTCACAACAGAATTTCCACCTGTTGCAGTCAAAAATGGATTAGTATCTATTGATGATTGATTTCCATCATCTGTTATTAACCAGCCTTTCGTGTCATCTATATAAATTAATGTGACAGCTATCCCTTCTGTTTCTAAAATTCCATTTTCAGTTGAACCACCAATTTTTTCTGAGCCATTAGTAATTATTATACAATTATTTGTATCAAAAGTATTTGCATAATCTTTAACCGCAACAACTGCACCAGGCGAACCCGCTGGTAGTGTTACATCTATTTCACCACTTGTTGTATCTACAAAGTATCCTTCTCCAGAGACTGCTGTAAAGTCTCCTGTTTTAACTGTTGTTGTCCAAGACGCAGCTCCTGTTGCACCAAAGTTTGTTGCTGTACCTTGGTTGTTAATTGTTGCACCTGCAGGGATTGTAAACGTATCGCCACTATCACCTAGGGTTACTGTTGTGCCTGATCTTGGACTAATTTTATTTACTTTTACTTCACTCATAATTTACCTATTGAAATTTATACCTTATTATTACTATACCTGAACCCCCAGAACCACCAGTTGCTGGTGCTCCTCTACTTGCACCTCCGCCACCACCAGTGTTTGTTGATCCGGCTACTCCATCTGAACCTGATGCACCACCACTTGAGCCACCACCACCTGCACCACCTGGCCCTGGACCTACAGTTGGGTTTGGTTGATTTCTGTGTTGAGATCCACCGCCACCACCACTAAAATATCTAGTGCTACTTACCGGACCTGTGGTTCCATTAGAAGCTCCCATAGCTGGAGATATAAATGATCCATCTCCTCCACCACCGGGACCTCCTGGCTGACCATTAAAGCCGACTGCACCTGCGCCACCGCCTCCACCGCCACCATCGGCGTTACCACCATTTGGTGAACCATCTCCACCATCAAATCCTTGAGGTGGGTTTACAGGGGGCGTATTTCCTGAGCCACCTCCAGTACCTTGTCTTCCGCCACCGCCTCCGGATCCTCCATTTGATCCAGCACCACAACTAAATACACCTCCTCCTCCACCACCAGCTGAAGAGATTGTAGAAAAAGTTGAAGTACTACCATTTGTTCCTACTCCTTGGCAAACATTACCAGCACCACCACCGCCTACTGTAATTGGAAAAGCTGTTGCTGTTACAGGTACACCTGTGGCATTAGCCAAAGGAGACATAACACTTGATGGAATACATCCAGCTGAATTAGATAATCTAAATCCACCACCACCGCCTCCACCACTAACATCTCTACCTGCGCCACCACCACCGCCTGCTACTACAAGATAATCTACTGTGTTTGAACCTAGTTCATTTCCAGCACACGAAACTGTAAAAGTCCCTGGACCTGTGAAGGTATGAACTTTAAAATTACCACAAGTTACAGTGGTATTTCCTCCTGATGCGGCTACAAATCCTGGTGCTATAAATGATGAATCGTTTGAATTCACAGCAACCCAACCTTGAGTTGCATCTACATAAACAAGTGTTACTGTTTGTCTATTTGTGTTAATAGAACCATTACGTGTGCCACCTTCAAAAGGTGATCCGTTTCTATCTATTGTTATAGCATTTGTTTCTGATGTTCCCGCATAGTCTGCTACAGCTACAATATTTCCAGCACTAGGGGATGAAGGTAGTGTGACTGTAATCGCACTACTTGTTGTGTTTACAAAAAATCCTTGTCCATTCACTGCAGTGAAATTTGCTGTCTTAATAGATCCTGTCTGCCAATCAACTGTCCCTGTTCTACCAAAACCTGATTGTGATGCACCTGATCCTAAAGTTACTGTATCTCCTGATGCACCGATAGTTATAGTGTTGCCAGACTCTTTTATGATGTCTGCTCCACATGTATTTTGTATCGTATTTACTTTAATTGTACTTGTCATAATTATTGAAATTTATACCTTATTATTACTATACCCGATCCTCCTGCTTTTCCTTCAAAAGAATCTGGATTACCTGCGCCACCACCGCCACCGCCTGTGTTTACTGTTCCTGCAGCTGCAACATTACAAGCGTTTGTACCACCTTGTCCACCACCACCTGCTCCTGCAGTTCCTATAACAGATGTTGATCCAGCTCCACCACCACCTGCTCTTTGAACTGGTGATGCATTAATTTCTGAAGTTACTCCTGCTCCGCCATTTCCAACCGAAACGGGATTAGTAGATGGACCACTTGGAGTTACGTCAGTGCCTACTCCACCAGCTCCACCACCTCCACCACCACCTCTAAAACTTGCGTCATCAGATCCAGCTTTACCACCATTTTGTCCTTGTGGGGGACTTACAGAAGGAGTGTTTCCACTTCCACCAGCAGGTCCATTTGTATTACCACTAGTACCATTTTGTCCACCACCGCCTGATCCTCCATTGCCTCCAACTTCATTAGCACTAGGTGCAGCACCACCTCCTCGACCACCACCTGCTGAAGTAATTGTGCTTACCACTGAATTAGAACCAGCTGTTGAACTAACTGGTCCGCCAGGAGCTGATGGTCCTTTTGTACCAACTCCACCCGCACCAACTGTTATTGGAATTGCTGATACAGAGGCTGAAATTCTATTTCCACTAACACTAAAACCATCTAAAGGACTTGCAGTATAACCAGGTGTTGCAGGACTTTTAACCTCTCTATAACCACCGGCTCCACCACCTCCTCCATGAAAACTTCCACCACCACCGCCACCAGCGACTATTACATAAGAAAGTATATTATTATCTGTTGTTGAACCTACTGATGATACACAAAATGTCCCTGGTCCTGTAAATGTATGAATCTTATCATTACCACAAGTTGTTACTGTTCCACCAGTTGCTGCTATAAAAGATACTCCGGTTTGAGATGTTTGAGTTTCTTGAACATTAATCCAACCCTCAGTTGAATCAACAAAAACAAACGTTGCAGATTGTCCGCTCACACTTAAACTAGCATTTTCTGCAATTCCACCTATTTTGTTAGAGCCATTAGGAACAATTGTTACAGCATTGGTTCCAAAAGTTCTTGTGTAATCCGCAAAAGCAACGATAGCCCCTGCAGATCCAGCGGGTAAGTTTACAGTCACACCTCCGCTTGTTGTGTTTATAAAATAACCCTCTCCATCTGCTGCTGTAAATGTAGTTGTTTTAATTGAACCAGTTTGCCAATCAACTGAACCCTCTCTACCAAAACCTGATTGAGTAGCACCGCTTGCAAGTGTAACCGCAGTTCCAGATCCACCTAACGTTAATGTGGAACCAGTTGTTTTATCTATTTCATTTACTTCTATTTTACTCATTAAACTATTACCAATGTCCCCGTTACTGTTTGTGTTCCAGTTATTGTAACTGGGCCTGCTAAAACTCCTGAATCTAAAGTTTGATCTTGGTCTAAAGTAGATGCTTGATTAACAACAAACCCGTTAGCAACCATACTTGGAGACATAGTTCTCGATGCTGGCAGTGTACAAAATACATTTTTAGTACCTGCTGAAAAATCTACTTTGCTATCACTATTTGATGATGAGATAACTGTGTCTCTTGATAAAGTATCAGGTGATGCATCGGTAACTGTACCAATACCTACCTCAAACTCTCCAGCAGAATTATTTTCTATTGCATAGAAAGTTTTATTAGTTGTACCAATTCCTGAAACAAAACTTTCATAACCTTGCTCAGCTCCTGCAAGATTCAAAGTTCCTGTCCCAGTAGTTGTACTTGTTTCTTTAACTCTATCGTTAATTATTAAAGCCATTACTACTCCAAATTTTATTACGCGTCGCCAAGTCTAATAATAGCACTAGAAGAGTTAGCAGTTGGAAACTGAACAACAAAATCTCCGTTTGTTGCAGTTTTTGTTCCGCCAAAATCTAGAACTAATACAGCTTCGTTACCGCTACTACTCTTATAAATCAGTGCTCCTACAGCAGACAATGTTACAGATGAAAAAGTTAAATCTGCAAAATCTACAAAAGCGATATTACTTGATACTGCTACACCATTATTAGTTAAAGAATTTCCACCTGAAGTATAGTTTGTTCCAGATGTAGAAACTTCGTTAGTTGCAGTAAACGCAGTTGTTGATGTTGTTAAGCCAGAGATGTCAGTGTAAAGAGCAAGTTTAAAAGTTGATCCACCAGAGGAATCAA